AATACTTGGGGTTTCTGAAGGTGTTGGAGTAAGTGAAGGTGTTGGTGTTTCTGAAGATGTAGGAGTAATACTTGGGGTTTCTGAAGGTGTTGGAGTAAATGAAGGTGTTGGAGTAAGTGAAGGAGTTGGAGTTTCAGAAGATGTGGGTGTAAGTGATGGGGTCGGAGTTGGTGTTTCAGAAGACGTAGGAGTAATACTTGGTGTTAATGAAGGTGTAGGTGTGGGTGTTTCAGAAGATGTAGGAGTAATACTCGGTGTTTCAGAAGGAGTAACACTTGGAGTCATACTTGGAGTTACTGATGATGTAGGAGTAATACTTGGAGTTGGTGTAGGGGTTTCTGATGAAGTTGGAGTTAAACTTGGTGTTAAACTTGGAGTAACACTTGGAGTAACACTTGGAGTTACCGATGATGTAGGAGTAATACTCGGTGTTTCAGAAGGAGTAACACTTGGAGTTAGACTTGGAGTTACTGATGATGTAGGAGTAATACTTGGAGTTAGTGATGGAGTTACACTTGGACTTATTGAAGGTGTCGGTGTTATACTTGGTGTCGGAGTTAAACTTGGAGTAACACTTGGTACTACTGGTGATACAACATTACTATCGTAAACTTTAAATTGTATCTCACTTAAATTATTTGATGTATTTCCTGTATTACTATCATAAGTTTCAAAAGCAATACTTTCTTCAACCCTTAATATATTTTCATTTACAACATTGTATGCAAGTGTTGGATTTAAATTTGTTGAAGAGGTTTGTTCATAAACAATTAGATAATACTCACCAGGAATTAAATGTAAATTTACATTTGATACAGATGTTCCTGTATATACTTCAGGTAAATTTGGGTCAATGGTAATATTAAAAACATCAAAACTCGGTAAATAATTTACACTTGGAGGAACTCGATAAGGTAATGCATACCATATTCTATTTGTTACCTTATGTTTAAATTGAAATAAAAAATATACCGTACCCGATAATAATTTATTTCTTGAACAAGTCAAATTCATAGTTTGACTTGCAGTATTTCCACTAAGATAAATCATACTTTATATTTCTTTAATTCTTGTTCAACAAAATTAATTATTGATTCATTGGATATTTCTTTATCATTTTTTGCTGGATATGATATAACAATAGAACATTTCTTTTGTATTTCATCATCCCCAAATTCAATATATACCTGACATTCATTAAAATCGATATCAAAACATATAGATTTAATTATATAATAAGCGTATAATCTACCTTGAATCTTAAACATCTATTATAAATATTGAATTTTAATAAAGAAATTAGATTTGTAATAAAAAACCCTGCCAACTATAAAAATTGACAGGGTTACAAATTTACCAACACGTAAAATAAATATACATAAAGATTTGTTATTTTTAAAGTTTTTTACAAAAAAAAATGGGTGAGATTTCTCCCACCCATTAAACAAATTAATTCAATAATTTATTCTTGGTTTACAGTAATACCCGTCATGACGGCTGCTAATGTAGTAGTAACAACGATTTCCATTGATGGATTTGGTTCACCGCCACTCATCGTGAAGGTAACACCATTCGGGTCATTGTACGCCTGTCCCATTAACATGGAACCTGCTGATACAGTTAAACCGTTTGTCTCACCAACCAACCAATAACGGTCGTTGTTGTCTTTTATGATTATGGTTAAATCATTTGGTTTTATAAGGTCAAACCATTTTGTACGAAGGATTTGGTTTAGTTTAGGAAGTGTTACAACCAAACTTGGTGCAAATACTACTGACTGTGCTGTTTCGTTAACCTGAAGTTCTTCACTAAAAGAAGAACTCTGTTTTACAAGTTCGTACTTGTAAAATGTTCCCGTACCAGAGATAGCAGTAATACCACCTGTTTGTGTTGAAGTTGTTCCTGTAATCGCATTACCCGCTCCACCAAGTACCCATAAGGCTTTAACACCACCGGTACTAGCGTTTCTACAATCTAATGTATGACCACTTGAAATATAACAACTCATATTTTTTTATAATTTTTAATTTTAAGTTTATGCATTATTTGCAGATAGCGAAGGAAGCTACATCGAACACACCAAGACCGTAAGTTACGTTTGCCATAATCTTAACGATATCTTCGAATGGGTCGTAGACAGCTTTAACAGTCATTATTTCAGAATTCATACCAAACAAGTAGTATCCGGCAGGACCAGCAAAGTATGCTGAAACACCATCAAGACCTACTGTAGGAATGACTCTAACATTGGTACCAGGTAACATCAAGGACCATTCTTCACCTGTGGCCACACCCGCAGAATCCATTGTAAACAAGTTTACAAATGAACTATTTCTCATCGATGAAACAAGTCCACGATAGTTAGAATAGGAAGTGTAAATTACAAGGTCATCTCTGTGTAACACATTGGATGGAATGCTTTCATAGATTGCAGTGAATACATTCAAACCGTTAGCAGAGGTTGCACCTGAGTAAGCAATTTGAGTAGCACCATTACCTGATGTGATTAATGCTTCAACACCATTGAAACACTGTGAATTGTATTCAGTTGCACCAGTTACGGTTTTATTTCTCCACAATTGTTTTTCAACTTGGTTAGCAATTCTATTTGAGATATCTTCCAAAATTACTTCTTCAAAAGGAACACCTTCTTGGAAATTAGCGTTGGATAAAGATTGACTCAAATATGTGTCATATAAAGAATATGGACACAAGGTCATGTTAACTTTTTTGTTACACAAATCAACGGTAACAAGATTTTGGGTTGTAGTACCAGATGCGTTAAATCCACAAGCCATGTCTTGAAGAAAAACGGTATCTTCTACAAACCCTACTTTTTCAGTCGTTCCTTTTAAGTTAGGACGAACTGTTGCGTATTTTGGAAGAGTTAATCCCAAAACCGACTTGATTAACATATCCGAACCATAACTATTGTAGGTTGGGAGATTTGTTAAATCATATGCAAAATTTAATTTTTGTTTGTTCATCGTTTTAGTTTTTTAAATGTTATTTAATTTTTCAAAATCACGAATTAGTTTTAGTCTGAACTCACTTCTATCACTGACTTCTTTTACTGATTTTGTTGGTTTATGAACGGGCTCTTTTTCAGCACTCATTCTAAATTCTTTGAATTCGTTGGAGAGTTTCTCCATACGCTTATTTATCTCGGCTAATGTAGCCACGTAAGTTTTAATTAATTTTTTCAATTCTTCTTCATCATCTCTGTTTACATCTTCGGAAACTCTATCCGCTTCAGAGTCACCTTCTCTTTCATCTTCTTTTTCATAGATTGCAACGATTTGACCTGCGGCGTCAACTTCAAGAACGAATCCTTCAGTTGTTTCATGTTTACCTTCTGGCGCGGGTGTTAATGTCGATTCTTTTTGAATATAAAGATATTGACCAACCTCAAATTCTTGGGTTTCTTCGTTGTTAGAAACAACGGTTCCATCCAATAAAGTTGCGGTTGCAAATTTAAGAGATTCAAATTCAGCTTTGAAAAAACCTTTAACTTTTTCAATTAAACTATTTTTCATAATTAATTTTTTATTTTTATGTCTTTCAACAATAATAAATATAATTGTTGAATTAAATGAATTATTTTTATTACAAATTAATTTAAAATAAAATTACCTTCAACAGATAATCCTTTTACTTCTCCTGATTTAATTTTGGACCATAACATATTACCTTCTTCAGTTTCAAGAATATAATATACACCGACCCAAGAACCGAATGGAACGTCTTCTTTTGTGAAATAGTTATAAATTTTATCTTTTTCATTTTCTACCAACCAATTTTCAACCAATACGGCATCTTTCATTGAATTATCAGATTCATGTTCAATATTTGTATTTCTCATTCGACCCTCCAAATTATACTTCCTTTGGATTTGTTCAATTTAACGTAATATTTTTCATTGGTGAGTTCGTTCATTCTTGGAATAAGAATGTTAGGTATCATAAGTGGACTTACCACCAATCTTTTCTCCTCGTTTACGAATTTCAACTTATTAAACTTTTTTTTTAACTTTTCTTGAATTATATCTAAATGATTTTCGACAAAAGTTAAATCATATTCTTCACCCTTCAAAATCTGAACTTGTTCAAAAATTTCATAGAAATCATTGGCGAGTTTTACTGCATTTTGATAATCTTCTTCTGTTACAATATCTTTCGATTCAATCTCAAATAATTGGTCAAGGATTACTGCTCCGATTCTTATCATTACAACTTCATCTCTTGTATTTTCTTCTGAGATTAATTTTCTAAATAATTGTTGAGCTATTGCACATAAATAAAAATATTTTGTGGTATAGCCAAATATTGTTAATTCCATTGTCTTAAAGTTTTTAAAATCTGATATACAGATTGCGACCGCTTGGTCTTGAGGATAACCCTCGTTTATTAATACAGGTACACATCGTTGTAAATAATCATCTTTTTTTTCACCAGGTAATCTTTCAACAAATTTTTGTTCATTAAAATTTCTTGGTTCAAGATATCCACGATTTGGTTGGTCAAACATTGGAGTTCCGGCTCTACCTCTAGCTGGTCCTTTTGATTCTTGATTACGTAATGTCGCATATACTTTTTGCCAGTAATGTTTACAGTTAGGTCCACCTTTATAAAACCAAATATCATATGTGTTCGAA